GATACAACTTTAGATGACACAATTCCTAAAGAAACTATCGAGTCAACATCTGAACCAACTCCTGAACAAATTTATGAAGAAAATAAAAAAGGAACTGTTTTTGATTTAATTGATAAATATCCAACAGAAGATGGGGGTAGGTATCCAGTAGAATTTGTTGTATCTATTTTAAAAAATGCAGCAAATCAAGGTAACGCTAATGCTGCACAAATATTAAGCAACACTCCTGTAGCTGGCCCTGAAGGTGCATTTGATGGTGATGGCCCTGCTGCGGGTACTGGCTCTGCACAACAAGGTACAACAGGTGTTGGGGATTTAGGAGATGTGTTAAGTGGTGATGACGTAGTTACTCCAACAAATAATACAGAACCGAAAGTAACAGGGAGAAGAACAGAACCAAAGGTTGAAGTTGCTACTGAAACAATACCGCCATCTACAATGCCTACTGTTAGCACTGGTAGTGTTTTAGATCAGACGGGTACAGGTGATGTAAAAGTAGACGATCAACCTGCGGGATTATTAAACATTCCTACTACTGTACCCCAGCAGCCTGAAAGGAAAGCAGGGATGATAATGCAAATATCTCAGTCTGCTCCTATAGTTGAGACTGTTTTTGATGACATATTGTTTGAGCCAAGATTTACACGATTAGATAACATTCCAGATTTTAATTTGCCTAGCGGATTATTGAGGACATTAGTATGACGTATATAGATTTGATAAATAATGTTCTGCGAAGGTTGCGAGAAGACACTGTAGATACTGCAAATGGTACAGATTATTCTGCTTTGATAGGCGATTTAGTTAATGACGCTAAGAAAATAGTAGAAAATTCATTTGATTGGACTGCTTTGCGGGACTCAATAACACTTACAACAACTAGCGGAACAAGTGAATATTCACTAACAGGTAGCGGAGATCAGGCAGTCGTTAAGGATGTAATGAATACGACAGGCCAGAAGTTCATGTACCTGCGTAGTAAGTCCTACTTTAACAATGTTTACTACAATACGGCTGTAGTGGCTGGAAGCCCTGATTACTATACGTTTATAGGCAAAGATACTAGCGGTGACCTGAAGGTTAAACTATACCCACAGCCTAACGATAGTTATAACTTACGCTTTGACGTAGTAGTTCCACAGGCTGATTTGTCTTCTGACAGTACAGCTTTGTCAGTACCTTCTAACCCTGTCATACAGTTAGCGTATGCTATGGCATTAAGGGAAAGGGGTGAAACTGGTGGTCAGTCGGCTGCTGAACAGTTTGCAGTTGCCTCAACTGCCCTGTCTGACGCAGTAGCTTTTGACGCTAACAAGTATCCTTCTGAGATAACATTTATGGTGAACTAATGGCTCAGAGACTACAAAGCATAACAATTACAGCTCCGGGGTTTGCGGGTATTAACACGCAGGATGCCCCTTTAGCTCAAGACCCTACGTTTGCTTCTGTTGCAGATAACTGCATTATTGACAAAGAAGGTAGGGTAGCTGCTAGGAAAGGCTACGAAATGGTTAGCAGTAATGGTAGCTCAGTCCTTGGGTCATCTGCGGGTATTGAAATGATACACCAGTACAGGGATAGCGGCGGGAATACAGCAATAATATCAGCAGGTAATAACAAATTATTTAAGGGAACCTCTACACTAGCTGACAATACTCCAGGTTCTTATACAGTAAGTGCTAACAACTGGAAGGCTGTGAACTTTAATGACCATGCTTTTTTCTTTCAACGGGCGCATGAGCCGTTAGTTTATACTCACAGTGTTGGTAATTTAGAAAAGATGTCAGCCCATGCAGGTGCAGCAGGTACACCACCACAGGGAAATGAGGTCTTGGCAGCGTTTGGTAAGCTATTTGTTGCTGATTTTGCGGCTGATAAGTCTACTATTTACTGGTCTGATACTTTAGATGGCACTACATGGACAGGAGGAGCCACAGGTTCAATAGATATTACAAACGTATGGCCTACAGGCTATGACGAAATCGTTGCTCTAGCGGCTCATAACGGCTTCCTAATCATATTCGGTAAAGACTCGATTGTTATTTACTCAGGGGCAAGCGCACCTGCTTCTATGACTTTGGAAGATACAATTTCAAATATAGGTTGTGTCTCTAGGGATTGCGTAGTTTCTACAGGTAAAGATTTAATATTTCTAGACCGATCTGGTGTTAGGAGTTTGGCTAGGACAATACAGGAGAAGTCCTCACCTATTGGGGATATATCCAAGAACGTCAACAATGATATTAAGAATCTAATTCCTAGTGAAACTGGCAATATCAAGATGCACTATTCACCAGAAGAATCATTTGTTTTGGTGAACTTCCCTACATTACAGCAGGTATATGTGTTTGATACCCGCTTTCCTCTTCAGGATGGATCGTATCGGGCAACCACATGGACTAGCTTGGCTCCGTTATGTTTTACAAATCTAGCTGATGAAACCTTATATATCGGGGTTGCAACAGGAATCGCCCAATATGCAGGGTATGATGATAATGATGGGGCATATCAGATAAGTTACTTCAGTCACCCGCTAGCCTTTGGTGACAGTAGTGTTTTAAAGTTTTTAAAGAAGGTTAATCTGACTACATTTGATGGGGCAGAATCCACTGTTGTATTAAACTGGGCGTATGATTATACAAATGCCTATAAAAAACAGGCATATACACTACCTGCTAACAATGCGGGTCAGTATAATATCAGTGAATACAATACGACTGCTGAATATGCGTCTTCATTAAATTTGGTTAATCGTCAGAAGGTTAATACTTCTGGTTCTGGTTCTGTAGTATCTATCGGTGTAGAGTCTACAGTTAATGGTAAGTCAATAGCGATACAACAACTCAACGTACACGCTTTGTTAGGAAGGGTAGTCTAATGTCCAACTATACAAAAACCACAAACTTTGCTGTTAAAGATTCTTTGGTATCAGGTAATGCTGCCAAGTTGGTCAAAGGCACAGAAGTCAATACAGAATTTGACAATATCGCCACAGCAGTTTCAACGAAAGCAGACACGGCTGGGCCAACATTTACTGGGACTACAACGGCTGCTGACCTCACGGTGTCAGGCACGTTCACTGGCACAATAGATGGAGGGACTTACTAATGGTCGATTTTGCTGATGTTGTAGATTTTGGTAAGAATTTATTTGGTCAAAATTCTGGTGGTTTTTTAGGAAGCACTGGCGCAGGTCTTTTAGGGGCTATCGGTCAAGCTGCATTGGGTCAGCAAGGTATAAGCGATTTAGCAGAAGCTAGGCGAGGCTATCAAACCCAACTTAGGGGCGATAAATATTTTGGTGAAATGGAAGGCGGTATTCTTGGTGAGCTAGACAGGCAAACACAATTCAAGCCTTTTACTGTGACTACAGGTACAGGACAACAAGCGGTAGCAAAGCCAACAGGTCTTGATTTACAGCTTACTCAGCCCGAACAAAACCTTCAAAACTCGTTATTAGGATTTAGTCAGGAAGCATTTAACATTCTTGGCAGTCCTGAAGAGCGAGAAAAAGAACAAACTAATTTAATTAATATGCTAACTCAAACCCCTGAAGCTAGGGCTACTAGGGAACAACAGCTATTTGACAGGTTAGAAGCAATACAAGCTCCTGAACGTGAAAGGGCTAGGTTAGGTTTAGAGCAAAGGTTAGTTAATCAGGGCCGTAGCGGTGTTAGATCGGCTATGTTTGGCGGTACACCTGAAGAACTGGCACTAGCAAAAGCTGTTGAAGAACAAAGAAGCCGTAATGTCTTGGGTGCTATGGATCAGGCTAGGGCAGAACAGGCATTAAGTTCTCAACAAACCCTACAAGGCTTGCAGGAATTAAGGGGTAGGTTAGGACTAGCAGGACAATTAGGACTACAGGCTATACCTGCTGCTTATACCCCACAAGCAGGACTGTTATCGGCCTTGAATCCTATGCTGCAACTCAATAGAAATCAGGTAGCTCTCGATTTAGGTAGGGGTCAACTGTTTGGCGGCCTAGCAGAATCAGGCTTAGAAGCTGATTTAGGCATTAGGGCATTGGAAAATGCGTTAAGACAGCAACAGTACAAAGGCTTGTTTGATTTGTTGGCTGCTGAAAGGGCGGGTCAAAGTGGTGGTACGCAAGATATTTCTGTTATTGGCAATAAAGATTTTGATCCAAAAGACCCTAGCACTTGGTATGGTGGCGGTGCGCCAAACTTTTATGAATAGGAGACAATAATGGCTATAGATATACCTTCATTGTTTAGAGATGTTATTGAAACTCCTGAACA